CCTTCATGTAAGTCACGACACCATATGACGTGGTCTTGTAGACCAATGTTTTGCATTAATTTCATCTCGGCTCCTTTCAACAGGACTAATGTATTTAATCCCCTTACTTTAGTAAGGGGTTAAATACTATTACTTCCCCCTAAGACACAGCTCTCCCCTACTACATCTAGTGGTTGTTGCCGATGACACTACATCTAGTGCATACCATATCTAGTGGTGTTTCCCCTAACTACCTACTAAGTATCTAAGAGTTCATATCTCTTTAGAAGAAGTTAACTTAACTACATATAGGGGTATTTAATTAACGTACTACCATATCTAGTATGTATATTGTGTAACTTAGAAACATAAGACTATTCATAGTAACTATACATGTCCATACACCTACACAATACGTGTCTATGTGTGTACGTATGACCCACACATGTTAATGTGCCACCCCCCTGTATATATATGTAAGTAGAAAAAAATATTCTAGTAAAACGTTGTAACTAAAGGGGGTTTTGGATATAGCGGGCTAATAAAAAAAGCAAGCTCTGATAGAAACTTTTAGCTAGTCCTTGAGTATCTGGTTTGCGTTACTACGTTATCGTTTGACCGATTCCAGACTTTCAGTATCCCGATTACTACTTTACTTGTAACTAATTAATGGGCTTCTATGTTTGTAATTAACAGTATGTTACCATATAATTATCATTACACAAACATTTACAAAAAGCATAGGAATATATGTCTAAAAAGATATGTCACGCTACTAATTGCAGGAAACGTTTAACAGCCGGTAAATCAAAATATTGCTCTGCTCCTTGTCAACGTAAGCAATACATGAGGGAGTACAGACATAATAAGAAGCAGGATAAACCTATAAACAGTAAGTACTCTGCACTTACCCCTATGAAGGGCAAATACTATAACGAGTACGTAGATAAAGGTTTAGCTGACCTAGTAATGAATGGTGCGCTAACTGCCACTAAAGCTGCAGAAGCCCTTGGTTGCCCTATTGCTACTGTTTCTAAGATGAATGCTGCTTACCAGATTGATTTGCAGAACAAATTAGATGCGGAAGGTTGGTCTGTGCCACAGGAGGCAGAACAAGCCCTAGAAAATTTTTCTACGTTTCGCAACAAGTACTTTGCTACTGAGACAGGAGAGAAGTATGAAACTGCAGACTTCCATGAGAACTGGATAAACAAGATACTTAAGTCTATAGACGAGGGGGGCGAACTGTTAGTACTGTCTCCGCCACGTCATGGTAAGACAGAACTGTTAATACATTTTGCTATATATCAAATATGTAGAAACTCTAACACTAGGATTATGTGGGTAGGTGGTAATGAGGACATAGCTAAGAATGCTGTATCTGCTGTACTTGACCAACTAGAAAGTAATGAACGATTACAAGAAGATTTCTGTGAACCCGGCAAATCATTTAAACCAGACAATAGGTCAGGTAAGATGTGGGCTAGCAATCAGTTTACTGTAGGTACAAGAACAGTTCCGGGTATAAAATCACCAACAATGGTGGCTGTAGGTAAGGGTGGTAAGATACTTTCTCGTGACTGTGACTTAATTATTGCAGATGACATTGAAGACCACCAAACTACTATGCAACCCGGTGCTAGAGAAAACACTAGACAATGGTGGACTACAACACTCTCTAGTCGTAAAGAGGAACATACAGCTGTAGTTGTAATTGGTTCACGACAGCATCCTGATGACTTGTATCATCACCTACTTAACAACGAAGCATTTGAAAGCATAGTAGAAACAGCACATGATTTAACTTGTCAACTACCTGAAGCTAGTGATGAAGAACATACGGACTGTATGTTATGGAGCAGCAAGAGAACACACAAATGGTTGATGTCACGATTACGTGCAGCAGAAACTACAGGTGGTAAACAGATATTTGAAATGGTGTACTTTAATCAGTCTTATGTAGAAGGCACACAAATATTTAGTCCTGATGCTATTGACGCTTGTAAAAGACAAGAATTAGTTGTTGGAGAAATACCTAAGCAGTTACAACTTGTTGCAGGTCTTGACCCTTCTAGTTCCGGATATCAAGCTGCATTTCTTTGGGGTATAGATACGTTTAACTCAGAATTGTATTGTATAGATATAGATAATCAAAAGGGTGGTGGTGTAAGAGCAGCTGCACAAATTATATCTGACTGGTATCACAAGTATGACTTAGCTCATTGGATTGTAGAAGAAAACGGTTTTCAAACTGCTATACGTCAAGATGAAAACATAAAAGAGTTTGTATTACGTACAGGTATTCTATTACAAGGACACTTAACAGGCAAAAACAAACATGACCCACTATATGGTGTAGGTGCTATGTCAGAATTGTTTGACGCAAATAAAATACATTTACCCTATGGCAATTCAGAAAGTCAAGCTAAAATAGATAGTTACAAAAGACAGTTAGTATACTTTGATGGTAAACCTGTTTCTAGTAGGAATAAACATAAGACAGACATTGTTATGTCTAGTTGGTTTCCAATGAAAGTATTTAGACGAGTACAGAAAGAACACTTAGCAGAAGTTGGAATGGAATACAAACCAAGTTTTACTGGTTATAATGTTACTGATATGAATGATGCACCATGGCAATAAATTTAGATAAAAAATCTGCTGAAGAAATCATAGATGCTGCGCAAGAATTAGTCGCAGGTGGTTCTTCTAGCAATAGACAAACTAATAAATACAGAATAAGAGCAATCTTAAACGGTGGTGCTGACGGTATTAAAGCATTACTAGGCAATCAAATGGATACTGCTGATTCAGATTTACTACCTGCACCAAACTTATTGCAGTCTGGTATTGACCGACTTGCACAAAAAATATCCGGTGTACCTAATATTCGTGTAGATTTAATGAACAATAACGATAGTGACCGTGCTAGAAAACGTGCGGATAAACTAGAAAGAATAGTTGCTTCCTATGATGAGAAGCAAAGACTAAACTTACAATTAGCACAAGCTGCTAGATGGTTACCGGGTTATGGTTATTGTGCATGGATTATTACACACAAACAAGATAAGAATGGTTTCTTGTATCCTACTGCAGAACTACGTGACCCCTATGACACATATCCGGGTAACTTTGGTCCAGACCAAAAACCACAAGAACTTGCAGTATTAAGAAGTGTACCTAGATGGAAACTTGCACAAATATATCCTGAATATAAAAATGTAATTTTAAAACCTAATAAACCTAAAGGGTCTCCGAACACAAGTACATCTCTTATTGGATATACAGATTCAACAACAGATGGAGATTGGGAAGACAATACAGGTCAAGGTGTAAGTATAATTGAATACTATGACATAACTGGTACATACATTGTGTATCCAGAAACAAGACAACTTTTTGATTATATACCTAACACATTAAGCACAACACCTTTTGTCTTTATGAAACGATTTAGTTTTGACGAACTAAAAGGTCAGTATGACCACACAATAGGACTTATGTCTATGATGGCAAAAATAAATATTATGTCAGCTATTGCAATGGAAGATAGTGTTTTTACAGAAACAAATATTTCTGGAGAGTTAGAAAGTGGACAATACCGTAAAGGTAGATTTGCTGTTAACTATTTAGCTCCGGGTACACAAGTATCTAAACCTGCAAATAACATACCTTATCAATTATTTCAACAAGTAGATAGATTAGAGAGACAGCTTAGATTAGTTGGTGGTTATCCAGTAACTGATGATGCACAGTCTCCTGCTAGTGTAGCTACTGGTGCAGGTCTTGCAGAACTTAACTCCTCTATGTCATTAATGATTAATGAATATAGAGAGATTATAAAAGTTGGTATATCAGAAATGGACTCTAAAAGATTAGAACTAGATGAAGTACTTGCTGTAGAAACAGGTACACAAAGTAAACCTATGGCAGGTTATTTTAACGGAACATCTTTTTCAGAAAACTATAAACCACTTAGTGATATAGGTGGAGACCACAGAACAAGACGTATCTATGGTGTTATGGCAGGATTTGATGAGCCACAAAAAATTGTTACAGGTTTGCAATTAGTACAAGCAGGTATTATTGATACAGAAACTTTACAAGATAATATTGATGGTCTTGAAAATGTAGGCAAAGTACAAGAACGTATACGTAAAAATAAAGCTGAAAATGTTTTATTTGATAGTGTTCTTGCTAGGTCAGCAGAAGGAGACCCACAAGCCACAATG